AGCTAAACCTTTAGCCTGATACATTGCTTTTGCTGTAACACATTTATCACAATTTAATCTTTCTGTCATAGTTTTCCGCCTTCTATCATGTCTGATAATCTATCTAAGATCCAAGAGTCGATATCGTTGATGTCAATCTCACGTAATTTCTCCATGATTTCATCACGGGCATATTTGTAACCATCATCCCAACCGCTCTTATAATCTGACATATTTATCTCCTTGTGTATCCAGTTTCTTCGTATTCTGATACATAAGTTTCTGTTAAATTAAACTTATCACGAATACGACTTACTTTCTCTATGCTACCAGTTCCAATGTTGAATGTCAATGGTGGCATGAAATGTGGGTCCAGTCCAATTACTTGTGCCTCCCAATAGGCCATCTCTAAAGACAGCCTATCAGGAGCGGTAAGTTCAAAGTACATTACCAGCGCACATCCGCATCTTCAACATCAAATGATTGAACAACAACATCTCCGTTGTATGCATCAAGAGTTAAAGTATCTTGTAAGAAGTAACGTGCATCAAAATCTTCTACGTCCTCCATTGGAATATCGTATTCAACCTCAAATGACATGCTTCCAGTAATACGAACTGTTTGCTTTGGTTCATGACCAAGAATTTCGCAAAGGTCTCTAAGGACATCTTCCTTTTCAACGTTTGGGTTGTACCAGCCATCAGTATCTAGATTATTAATAATACGACGTATTTGGTCGTTACTAATAGTTAGTTGTTTTTCAAGGCGGACCAAGGAATCTAATTTACCTTCTAGGTCCACAGTCTTGATACTTGGGTAAGTTATATCATAACCATTAATAGACTTATATGTTGTAAGTGCATTAGGGTTATAGGTCTCAGGGACCGTTGATGTTTCTTGCATTTCTTTCCTTTCGTTAATTGGTGTAATTGTAGCAGGCTCCACCGACAAAAGGTTGGGCCTACGTCCACATGGACATGTGACATTCATCACACTTCCAGATGGGAATCCGAATTTATCTGATGATGTTACTTCAATTAAAGTATCACATTCATCAGGATCGCATGCATATGTATTTTTAGTCCAGGTTTCTGACATTAGACATCCGCCATTTGCTTGTGGTATGCTTTGAGGTCCATAACATTAATGTTAAGTTCCTCTTCAGGGTACTCATTAATCAAGAAGTTTAATGCTTCTCCTGCTGACTTAAAGTCAGTATAATTAGTTGAATAACCATATCCATATATGGTTGCTTCCCAGCAGTCTACCCCTCCAGGAGAGACAGAATATTCCATTTCATATATCTGTGCGTTTATCATGGCCCAAATTATACACGAGACGACTGACATTTACAAGCATTTCCAGGGATTTTTTCTAGATTCCCGTATTATCTACATCACATCCGTAAAAGCTCTGGGCGATCCTTAGTATATTGCGGGCGTCTCATTATGTGAAACATTTTATCTTGCGATGCGTACGGGATTTGAACCCGTGATCTCCACAGTGACAGTGTGGTGAAATAACCAAGCTATTCTAACGCACCAAATAAAAACGGGGGAGATTTATCTCCCCCGCTAGTTTATCATTCTTAGAATGATTTTACTAACTTGAGAAGTTTATTTTTCTCAGCAGTAAGAATTGGGTCAAAGCCACTCGCACCCGCCATTAGCGTTTCAGAATTGCCACGACCAGAACGGAAATAATCAAGGCGTTCAGTAAGCGCATTGAAAGCACCCCATTTTGTTCCCTTGATATTAGCGTTAGTTGGTGAGTTATGATAAAGTTCATCAATCAAGATAACTTTATTTTCCCACTTTTTCAAAGCACCCTTAGCGTCTTTTTCAGGCTTAGGATAAATTGTGCGAATTAGTTTAGAGAATTCGGCATCAGTAATTTCCTGCTTGAAAAGTTCCTGCGCTTCTTTCTCGAATTCATCAAAGTATCCAAGAGCAAGACCCAAAGTTTCACGAGCAACTTGAATTCTGCCTTCGACAGATTGAGTATGGCGAATTTTGAATGATTGCTTAGCATTACGCATAGCAAGATTCAAAGTGTTTTGGCATACAACACGAACAGGTGTAATTGCTGCCTGAACAGCAACAGAACCATCATGTGAAGTCCATACGATTAGATAAAGTTTTGTTTGGTCATTAGCACCTTGTGGGTCTAACACCATAGTTCTAGGAACATCAACAGTTCCGAAAACTACTTTACCATTTTTGAGAGAACCAGCAGATTCCCAGCGACACTCAGGGTTAGCATCATGAATGTTATCTGCGAAAGCAAATAATTCTTCATTCTGAACAGGCTTGTATCGCTTACCAACAGTAGCGAGAACATCAGTTCCACCATTGAATGGATTTGTGCGAATAACTAACTGAGCGTTAGATACATCATTCCAAGATTCTGAAATGTGGTCGGTCAATGGAGATAAGCGAACATTCCAATTAGAAAGTTTTGCTTCATCGAGCATTGTTTGAGTAGTTACATTTTCATCTTGATTGAAAATGCGATTAGCGAGATTGTGCCATGCGGGTTTTCCACGCAAAGCAAAGGCAACTTCGTTGCCATTTGTTTCTAGGTTATGAGCCATAGATTTTTCCTTTCATTAGTTAGATTGAGCCTAAGTATAACAGACCCCACCGACATTGTAAATAGTTAGATAGACATTGTGGGCAAATCGGACATGTGATCAATATCATAAATTCCTGTGGTTATCCACAGTTTGCCGTAACGCTGTGGATAACCCCGCAAGTTGTTGCGGGCCACAAGATCGGGGAAGCTGGGGCGGGAATCTAGATGATTACACAGTTCAAACCCGCCCCAAGATTATTACTTACCGACTTTTACCATAGCATAACGCAAACCGCTGCCAGTATCTAATCTTAATTTAGTTAGATTAGGTCTGATAGAAATTATTTCGCTAATAGTGCCAGTAATTCCTGATTTACCAGTTGTAAAAACATCGCCTTTGCGATAGAAGCGACCTTTCTTGGTATCTAGAATTGGTGACATTTTATTTCCTTTCGTTTGTTGGTTGGTGAGTAGTTTATAGTCATACTCAGGACTTTGTTCGTTATTTATAGATAACGAGCAATAGCGTTGTAAGTAGAAGTAGAAACTACTTCCTCATCGGTCATCTTGAGAATACGAATAGCGTTCTCAATCTCCTCTACCATTTCGTTATACTGCCAATCGTGGAAAGTCTGAAAGTCTTTCTTTGGTTCAGCAGGTAGTTCAATAGCATTAGCAGGAAGGTAGAAATCTACATTTATCCTTCCGTCATAACGCTTGTTAGCAGACAAGTTTTCTGCCTTAGAGATAGCAGTTAGAGCAAGTTTAGCGACTTCCTTGTTCCACTTCTCTTGGGCTTTCTCAAACTTAGCCTCGTTAGTTGCTTGGTTCTCTCTATCCTTTTGGAGTTGAGCGAGTTTTGTTTCTAAGGCTTTGATAACCTTAGTTGTAGCGATTTTTACATTTATCGCTTTTCCGTTTCTTGCCATTTATTTATTTTCCTTTCGTTGTTTGTTTGGGAGTTTATTATAGCAGGGACTACCGACATTTTCGGTAATCCCTGCTTGTCTATTTAGTTAGATAGACTTTCCGCTGAGATGGTTGTCCAGCGAGTTTCTTTTGTTGGTAGTTCCAACAAAACACGCACCGAGCCAGATGCGTTAGGCACAATCTCTTTGATTACGCCTGTTTTCTTTGACTTTAGGGTGGTGAATAAATCGCCAACCTTGTAAGTATAACCATTTATGGTCATTTTGCTTCCTTTCTGTTAGTAGTTGGGTTGTATTTTAGCATACCCCACCGACAATCGGCAAGGTATAGCGGTGTGAGATTAGTCACACCAAGCCTCTAGGTGGTGCTGTTCGATAATAGCCCATGCGGGTGCGGTATCTCTGCCTTTATAGGATACGCCTTCGGGCATTGGTATCTCACGATCAGTTTCGCCCTCATCATAAGCAAAAATAGCCTCAATACAAGGTTCTACCATGCTAGTAGGAACGGGCGGGTAATGATTAGCAGTTAGATGAATTGAGATAGCAGTAGATAAATCTAATCCTAAATCATAGTCAGCTAAATCGTGTGCGAAATTACTTCCCATTATTTTCCTCCAATACTGAGTTTTTCATTTGTTCCATTTCGTCAATAGTTTCGATTAGTTCCCTGAATTGTGTTTCAGTTAGTAATACTTTAGTAATTTTATCAGTTGTAGCAGAAGCAATAGCAGTAGCATACATAAACATAGCCCTAGCGAATTGTTCTTGGTCTAAGTCATGGCGAGAATGGACAATAAAAGAAGCGAGTTCCATTTGTTCATCGCCAATAATTCCCTCTTGAGTAGCCTCAAGTAGAGCAGAAGCAGTAGATAACATTTATTTCCTTTCGTTGTGGTAGTGGGCTAGATTATACACTAGCCCACCGACATTATTAGGCTAGGGCTAAGATAGCCTGAGAAGCACCGTCATTTACACGGGCGAGTTCTGCCTCTAACTCATTACGAGTAAATTTGGCAGGATTACCGATAAGTTCTGATACCATGCGAGAATTTTCCTCAACAAAGATACCTGCGGGCAGGCGCTTTACTGCTGAATAGAAAGAGCCTTGTGGGTCAAGCATAGAAACAAATTCTACGCCTGCAACGGAGAATGGGTACTTTACCCAGTTAGTTGTATCTAAAGACATTTATTTTCCTTTCGTTTGTCGTTAGACTAGGAATTATACACGAAGCCTGCGACATTTTACATTTGAGTATCGGCGTGTCGGGCATTTGTGAGATTTCTCACAAAATCCCGTGATTATCCACAGGCCCACTTAAACATGTGGAAAACCCCGCACATACTGCGGGCCTTTTATATTTTAAAAAATAAATATAAAAATAAAAGTAACGGAGAAATTAAAAAACCGATAAAGATCAACGTTGTCAGAGCTGCAAAAAATTCTATCATTTTTTACTCGCAGAAAATCTAACATCCGCTTTACCGTACACACATAAGCCGCATGATACGCATGCGCTGCCATTGGTGGAGATAAGTGGAATTTGTTTATTATTTTCAGGACATTTTGCACCAGGCTTACCAATTAATTCTTTCATAGTATTTTCGGTGACTGCAAAAGTTTTACCTAGATACGCTAATTTAATTCCAGAATTATTTTTGCGTAAGTCATGAGCAATTTCTTTATTCTCATCATCGGTAGAAAAATAAAGAGAGAGGTTAGAAATATCCTTAAGGATAAGCGCTGCAGACTTTACACGAGTATATACCCAAAATTGCACATCGGGATTATTTTGGATAACCGCTTTCCACGCATATGCATAGGTATCATTAAAGAAATCGCCATCCCAGTGTATACGGAATAACTTTTCTGCATTACGCTTTTCACAATCTGCAACAAAATCAGCAATCATATCGCTAAGCAATAGAGACATGGTATCCATATCTGCATTGCGTAGCAATTCCCAGTTATGCAGAAGAGTATTCTTTACTCCTTTGTATACTCTTTCAAGTTTTCCTGCATAGCAAACGCTTTCACAAACACTAGTGGCACCAGGACACGAGAAATCTTTTCCAGCAGGTAATCCAAAAGTGTTAGCGATTGTTGGGGTTTTTCCATTTTTTGAGACAGCATTAGCGACCTTCCTATCATTAGACCTTTTTAGTTTCATTATACACCTTTCGTTATGGGCCCTATTGTAGCAGGGCCCACCGACATTTTACCAAGAGGACTGATAGTAGTAGGATAAATCCTTATACTCATCATTTTCTACTAGTGGGGCTATCTGCTTGATAGTGTCCTTGATATCAGACCAATAGTATTCATCGATATCATATGAGCCGAAAAAGAAACCAGCAGACGGCATTAGTTCGCTAGGGTCTTTCTTGAATAAGGCTTGACGGCAGGTAGTAAGTAATTCTTTTAGTTTATCACGAGATACATAGTATTCACCGCAATTATCTTCACCGCCTTGTACATTATCGACAAACCATTTGTGTATCTGATTAGCCTTACGCCAATACGCCACATTTACGCTAACATCTACGCCATAGATACTTTCAGTATCTACAAGAGTATCAACACCAGCAGCATTTACTACATCATTCCATTGTGGATAAGTTGCAGCAGAGTATTTAGTGTCTAAATCTCTATCTAATTTAGACCAGTCAATTTTAGCAATATGCTTACGAGCAGAGAGGTACATATCTAAACCCATTATTTTATTCCTTTCGTTAGGTTAGGCTGCTATTATAGCGGAAGCCACCGACAAATTCCACGACACGCCGAAAAAATTCCTGTGAAAAAAATCACATCTACTTAACGACACGCCCGACCCCGCAAGATCTGCGGGCTTGTTGAAATTTCAACTAATCCCAATTAGTTTTCAAACCAGCTGCGGTTTTTTTATGTTTTGTTTTTCTTGAATAAATTTTTTTAGATTTTATTGGCGTTGCGGCATTTGACCTCCGCAATTCCAAAATTCTTTTTATTCTTTCTTTATTTGGTAATTTCATTTTGTTCCTAACTTTGGTAATTTGTAATTTGAAGCGTCATAGAATTTATTTGCGTCAAATCTTGGATTATCTTTCGCAAACATTTCCGCAAAATCTATAACCATTTTTGAAAAAACGGCTGGGTGAGTTTTATCGCTAACATAGTTTAGAATTTTAGCGGTTTCAACATAGTGTTTTTTAGATGTCATTTTTCCACGACCCTTCTGCCTTCACGATAAAAGATTTTGGTATAGCATTTTCCGCTAGGTGTGTAGAGATTTACAGTTGAGTAATCCATAGCAAATCCCCAATCCACATAACTAGCAAAACTCTTGTGAGCCTCTAGTTCATCAGCGATTTGTTGTGTGAAGTGTGGAGAATTTTCATCATAAGCAACAGTTATTTTATACATTAGTTAGCCTCCTGAGTAGCAAAAATTGAAAGTTCATTTTCGGAAAGCAATCCGTTATCCCAAATCACATCTCCGTCATTATCTAAAATAAGTTCATAGGGATTACACTCGCAAGTTTCATAGTCAAAATAATCCTCGCCATTTCCCCAATAAATAGCACCCATACCACGACAGGCATCACAATTTTTTATTGCTCTTAGAGCAGTTTCAAGTTTATCCATTTTCTTTTTCCTTTCTTTCTTGAATTGTAGCAGTTAGCACCGACAACGCTTCCGCCTTAGAGGCTTCACGCTGGGCGTTGATAAAGTTTCTGAATTCGATCAAATCCATTTTAGTTTTCCTTTCGTTTATTGGTTAGATTATAGCGGAAGCCACCGACATTTAGTCGGGAAGCCTAACCGCAACAGTAGCCCACTCATCTTTGAGCGAACCCGTAGGGCGGTAGCGAATTGAATAGGCTTCGTAGCCCTCAGATAAATAGACATCATCTCGCTTTTCCGCAAAGTTGATAATTCCGCCATTGTATCTCCTACGCATAGAAGTAGGCGCATAGTATTGGTCAATTAGTAAATCAACAATAGAATATGAACGCATTATCCTAGTATCCTTTCTCCATAGTAATTCTCAAAATCAGCAATAGTCATCAGACCTTTATACTCATTACAAAATCCGCAGAATTTAGTATCCGCAGAGTATTCAGTTTCGCAGAAGCAACAAATTAGTTTCATTTAGTTATCCTTTCTAACTTTCTTGGCGAAAGTTTATCAGAAAGCACCGACATTTTCAAATCCAAATCGTAATTTCTCAAATAGTAAGACGGCGTGTCGTGTGATAAAAATCACAAATTTTTTTTGTGATAAATCTCACAAAATTCCCGTGATTTTTAAAATTGGACATAAAAGACAAATCGCCCCCACACTACGTACGGGCGTGATCGAGCTTTGTCAAGACGACACGCCGCTTAGGCGGTGTGAGTTGCCTCACATTCCGCAGAGCATTCGGCGGGAAGGCTAAAGAGATACTTTAGCAGAGCCTTACGCTCAGACATAGATATTTCAGGGTGATATTGTTTTACACCACCATGTTGATATTCAAAGATGATTTTATCTAAAGTTTTTTTAGTTAGCATTTACTTTATTCCTTTCTAAATCTTTATGTGCGTAGTAGCAACGCATTTCGTGAAGTCTAATCCACTTTGAGATTTGAAATCTTGAACAGATGTAGCATTTATGCCACTTTTGTTTTAGCCAAATTTTATTGTTATCTGAATTGTATAAATCCAACATTGTGTGTTGTTTTTCGCATTTACATTTTTTGTTAGTCATTTTCTAAACCAACCTTTCTAACTTTCTAATAACTGAAGTCTAGCAGGGGGGTCTGACATTCTACTGACCAGTATGCGTACAAATCGGACATTTCGTTTTGTGATTTACACCACATTTTCCAGGCATTTAGACAAAACGGACATAAGGGTACAAAACGCCCGCAAAAGACTGCGGGCAGCTGCCGATTTTGTCAAATCGACACGCCGCTTTTATTTTATTTTTTTATTTCTTTTGTTGCCAATCTGATCGTGTAAATTACGCTAAGAATTAGCGCAATTTGAACAGCGGAAGTTAGAAGTCTATTCATTAGAACATTTCACCGCTTTCTAGTAGAGCATCAAACTCAGCATCAATTTCTTTTTCTAGCAGAACATCAAGAGAGATTTCATCTGCCTCATCATCAAAGTATTCATTTACTACATAACTATCTTGAATACTTTCATATTTATATTCACTAGGGTTTCTTTCCCAACTCATAGCATACATTATTTATTTTCCTTTCTTATTGCGGTAAATCTTATACGCTACCACCGACAAAATAACTAGACCTAGACCTAGCCAAGAAGCGTAGAAATCAAATTGAGCGGTCTCAAAGGCAATTCCATCTGACCCTAATTCTATTAGTAAGTATCTATCCATTTTAGTTATTCTCCTTTATACATTCGCAAGTTTCTACATCATAGTCTAAGTCATTACCCCAAAAGATAAGACCTACGCCATTACATTCATCACATTCAATTCTAGTTAGAGAGTTTATCATTTATTTATTTCCTTTCGTTAGTGTGATAGTAGGTCTTATTTGCTAGGCTCACCTTTCGGATTATTTGCTAGGCTCATACCTACTATTCAATTTTGTTATGTCGTTAGACTATCAGACCTGACCGACATTTTCAAGCCGACACGCCGAAGCGTGGGTGTGACTTATGCCACACTTACCGCTACTGAGCGGTAGGTATAACCTCCGCCATTCTTACGGATTTCTACAAGATACGCCTCAGCGTTTTCATACCATACACAAGACGGATGTTTTTCAGCCGATACGATTTCGCCCTCAACGGAGCGGGAACGATAAGTTTTACCTACTAGGAGGTTTTCGATAGAGTATAGATTAGCCATTATGGTAATCTCCTTTCATTAAGTTAATCGGTATTATTTCAGATTTATTAAGTTTTTTCAAGTCGACACGCCGTTAAGAGAGTGTGATTTGTATCACTTGTGGATACAATCACTTTCAATCTCATGACCGAATTCATCTACTAATTCTTCATAGATTTCATCTAGATAATCAAGATAATCAGACATTATTTCTCCTTTCATTATGTATAGAATACTAACATAGACCACCGACATTTTGACCCGTTTTTCGGGCGTGTCGCAAAACTATTTTTGTGAGATACCTCACATTATGGGCGCACTATCTATTTTTAAAAAATTTTAAAATAACGTGTATCATACAAATTAAAAATATATTAACATTTTAGAAAAATGAAATTACTAGTTGACTAAAATAATATTAGCATGATAAGATTTATCCAATGTCAGCTAATAGAGTATATATCTGCGATAAATGCGGAGCGGAAATCCAAGTAAGATCTAATTTTGTGTTAAAAACACACTACAATCACATCAGGGAATGTAAAGCTCAATAAAAGCGAAAATCCCTTCGGAGGCGGATCCTAGGGGATTTTCTAATGTAAGGGAGAATGGTGGTTCTCAACCAAACACTTCTATAATAATAACATATGTGTAATTTGTAGTCAACTAGGAAGAGTATCTGCTATATCAACTGCATCATCTATAGTACGTGGATGCTCTGATGTGCAATCTCCACAATTACGACACATGCATCTCCTCTGGCCATTTATTTAATGGACAACTAGCATTTAATAGTTGTGTCTTTAATGGCATAATGCACAAACATTCTTTACATTGTTTTGTTGGTTTAAAAAATTCGGGGCAGGAAGAACAAGTCTCCATTCTTCTCTCTTGCACATGTTTAGGAGCTCTAGGAGAATTTGGATCTAATAAATCCCATGGTCTAACTTCTCTTGCCATTTAGAATTCCCCAATTGGACAAGAGAAATCTATATCTGAATAATACTCCGAACTGTGCTTGTCTACCATAGTACATTTTAATTCTAGTTGACTAAATTCTAGACAAGATTGACAAGTTTTAGAACGAAATTCAGCTAGTAAGGTTTTCTGTAATTGTGGGTTCAGATTGTCCATTGTCTTCCTTCGGTTTAAATGCTGGCATTGGGCCTAGGATATGACCTTGTTCGTGCAAGTTGACTACATTCTGAATTAGTTCAGGCTTCTCTGTCATATGTGATGTCAAAATTGACAATAGGTCATAAATTCTGGCCAACATGATATATTGTGCCATTTGTAAATTATCTTCTAAATTGACGTTTTCTTCGCTCATTTTCGTAATACTTTCTAAGATGTCCTCTAGCATATTTTCTAGAGTTTAAATGTTTTCGTATTTTAGTATAGCATATAAAGTTGACTCTTTCTAGTCCGCCGAGCACTTTTTTACTCACTATGCGGCTAAAAAAATTTTCATATTATTTTTCAAGTATAAATATGGCTAATGTACAACCAGTATCGCCAAATGCATAAATTTTATCTTCTGGCCCAAGATCAACTTTAAAAAATTCTAAAGGTTCAAGTTTAACTCCATAGTTAGTTGGAGAAACATTTCCGTTTCCAAGATAAGCATGCTTTGAGTTGTCTACATTTTGGATGGATATAAAATTTGGACCATCTATAGCATCGTCAATAGTAAGTTCTACTGGTGTTGCAGACATGGATACAAGTTTTGTTCTTAACATATGTCTATTATATCACTTTTTCTTCTGGCGCCGAAGCACTTTCAATTATTTCGTGTAGCAAAATAGCTGTATTACTGGCAATTACAGAATTATCTACATTCAGTCTTATCCAAGGACCGTAGGAATCCATTCTGGTAGATCCCTGGTATACCTGACCAGTTTCTTGGTCAATCAATATCCATTTTTCTGGAACTCTAGTTCTCACTAAAAGATTAATTGGAGTTTGTAAAGGGGTAAGACTTGTCCCGTCCTTCAATTTTCTTTTTGATGTTTTCATCTTTAGTAACTTCTTTCAATATCTCAACAATATCTTGTGGTACATCAAAGTAAACGTTTTGAAGTTTCCATTCATGACATCTACGTACATTTAATCCTCTTGGACGAATTTCATCACAGCCACGATAAATTTGTCCTGTTTCAGAATCTATTAAAATCCACTTAGTAGGAGATTTTGTCTCTACCATCAATTGTACTTTATCAGATAGTTCTTCTGATGTTTTACCATTAACTAATTTTCTGTCCGCCATGTTTTTCTATGTATTTTCCTATCTTTTCGTAAAGATCTAATCCAACATAATTTTTATATGAGCACGACAAACAATATAAAAATAGTTTGTCGTCATCTGTTAAATTTGGATACAGTTGCAGCTGATCCATTGGGCAAATCAGCGGAGGAACTTTTTGCTCCTCCGCTAACTTTTGATATGCCACGACTAATTGTGTTTTAATTTACTGCCTCTATCTTGTTTTGTTTTGTTATTTTTAAACACGATTCAGGAAATTCATTTAAGAACTTCTTATATCTAACAGTTTGGTAGCTAGGCCAAGAACTCCAGTCTTTGCCACCTTTTGTCATTCTATATGCTATTTCAGCGTTTAAAATAGGGTTTAATAGGTTCGAATTGGAAGTGAGCCCATATTGGTCTCTTCTTTCAACTCCAAGGTTGCCAAGCATGTTAACTTGAAAAATCCCATATGAGTTGTCCCCTGTTTTTCTGTTTCCGTTATAAGCAAGCGGTCTTCCGTTGGACTCTGTTTTTGACACAGCCCACGCTTTTTTTAGAGCTTGACCTTCAAAGCCAGCAATGCTTAAAACATCTACTAGTTCGCAGTCACTTAAATCTGTTGCTACAGAATAAGCTTCTACTTTTTGCGCCAATAGTTCAGCAGATTTTTTCTGTTCAACCATTAAAGCGTACGCAGGTCCGTCTGTATTTGCTATTAAATATACCGCTACCATAAGTAGAACGAATATGGTAGAATTACTAAATAACTCGTACAAACGTTTTATATTTTTCTCCATAGGTGTTACCTCCTAAGAGACAGTAAATATAATTTTACTAAACAATGTAAGGTGTTGTCAAGCTAGTCAACCAGAAAGTTTTTATGAATATTTCTTATTACACAGTAAAAGCAGGATTAAATCCTGCTGTTGGCTTTGGCTATGCTGGACAAAATATTGTAAAATCATTGCAAAGTTTAGGACACAAAGTAACTTTTGCGGATCCAAGAGCTCATGTACAATTAATGTTTACACAGCCAGATAATTTTAAATTTCATAGAAATCAATACCAAATTGGTTATACACCATGGGAATCAACATCTATGGATCCCGCCTGGGCAGATAAATTTAATCTATGTGATGAAGTTTGGGCTACATCACAATGGACTGCAGATGTTTTTAAACAAAACGGTGTAGAAAAAGATATCAAAGTATATCGTCATGGAATTGAAAGTTTATGGAAACCAAAGAAAAGAATTTTAAAAGATGATGGAGTTTTTAAATTTCTTCATATTGGTGAACCTTCTCCAAGAAAAGATGGTCAATTAGTTGTTGACACATTTATTAAATTGTTTGGTAATAACCCAAAATATCACTTAACAATCAAGGCGCATCTATTTAATACTATTAGAGTATATAATAATTATAATATATTATCTTTACCTAATATATATAATAATATATCTATTATAACAGATGAATATGACACTAGTCAACTATTATTTTTATATCACTCTCATCATGCACTTGTTTATCCAACTTGGGGAGAAGGATTTGGATTTATTCCATTACAAGGTTTAGCAACTGGAATGCCAGTAATTTCAACTTATGATTGGGCAGACTATAAAGAATTTCTTGGACCTCTAAAGCTAAAGTCAACATTGACAGATGATTCACTTCCAAAATCAGTAGGACATACTTATGTTGGGAAAATGTATCGTCCAGATAAACAACATCTTGAAGAATTAATG